TTACAAATATTTTCATAGTGATATAATAATCACATGGCTACTGGATCAACTATTGTATATAATCTTCCCTACCCCCTTCCAACCGACCCAGTAAACGTTGCTGGAGACATTCAAGCGTTAGCGGGAAGAATTGAATATATCCTCCCAGAACTCACTCAGCCCAACACAAAACTAACCGTGCAAAATGGAAGCATTGCTTCAATTACCGCAGGAATGCCAGTTTATATTTCTGGAACTGGAACTGGCGGGGAAATTCAAGTAACCAAGTCAAATGCTGCAACTGGCTCAACAATGCCAGCAATTGGAATAGCAGCACAAGCAATAGGATCGACTAATAGTGGAGACATTGTTATTTCTGGGGTAGTCGATGCTGACCTCAATACTAACGCTTATACAATAGGACAGATACTCTACGTTGCTGTTGGCGGGGGACTCACAGGGACCGCTCCAGTATATCCAGACCTTGCTCAGCAAATTGCTATGGTCGTAAAGGTCAGTGCATCAACAGGAAGAATCATGATGCTATCAGGCGGCGGCGGCAATACTGGTCCTGTCACTTGGGGACAACTAGCAAACGGATTATAACGATATCGTTATAATACTCACACGTTAATCTTCTCAATTCCCCCTAAACCGCATTGCGGATAACCCAATAAATTGATACAATGGGACTTCATTAAAATTTGGAAGGTAAGGTGTGTCTATGCTTGTTCCAGCAATATATAAAGGAGAAGATGTAACTAATTCTATTTTTGGTGGATATAAAGTTTTAGGGTTAGTTGGACATACCTATGATAAGAATGGACATAAGCAGCATAGACTTTGGAAAGTTTTATGCATATTCTGTAATAACGAATACGTCCAACAAGGACAGCATGTAACAGTTTCAAAGTTTGGATGTCATAATTGTAAGGGTGACCAGATGTGTGCAAATAAAAGCGTACACTGGACAGGTGGAAAATATGTTCCTGGATTCTTTGTATCAAAAATAAAACATGCTACAGTAAGAAAATCAAGGACTATTGATTTTGATTTATCATTTGAATATCTTGATAAATTGTGGACGCTTCAAAAAGGAAGATGTGCCTATACAAATGAAGAACTTTGGTTTGGAAGATCAAAAGTTTCTGGTAGTGCATCTCTTGATAGAATAGATTCAAAACTTGGATACATAGAGGGAAACGTTCAGTTTGTTCATAAAGATGTAAACATAATGAAGTGGGATCTATCTGATAAGAAGTTTTTAGATATTTGCGAAAAAATAACAAAAAATAGGAGAGATTAAAGAATGAGCATTATAAAAGAAGATGGATCTATTTCTGATAGTTATAGAAATTTTATAGCAATTTCAAGATATTCCAGGTGGCTGGAAGATAAGAATCGTAGGGAAACTTGGGTGGAAACCGTGGATCGGTATATGGATTTCATGAAATCACACCTTGTAAGAAATTATGGATACAATGAGAACGATATCAAGTTTGCACAAGTTAAGGATGCAATCCTGCATCACAGGGTAATGCCCTCCATGAGGGCTATGATGACCGCTGGGCCTGCTTTGGAGAGAGATAACATCGCAGCATACAATTGCAGTTTCATCGCGGTAGACAGCCTGAGAGCGTTCGATGAAGCCATGTATATTCTTATGAATGGTACTGGTGTAGGATTCTCAGTAGAACAAAAGTATGTTGCACAACTTCCTGTTGTTGCAGAGGAACTCTATCCAACAAATACCACAATCGTGGTGGAGGATTCAAAGTTGGGTTGGGCCAAGGCATACAAGGAACTTATTGGTCTTCTTGTAACTGGTCAGATTCCAGAATGGGATATGTCAAAGGTTCGTCCCGCAGGCGCACGACTCAAGACATTTGGTGGACGAGCATCTGGACCAGAGCCCTTGAACGATCTATTCAAGTTTACCGTTGAGCAATTCAAGATTGCCAAGGGACGCAGACTTAAGTCAATTGAGGCACATGATCTTATGTGCAAGATTGGCGAGGTAGTTGTTGTTGGTGGTGTTCGTCGCTCAGCACTCATTTCTCTTTCTAATCTAGATGACTTTGAGATGGCTAAGGCCAAGTCAGGTCAATGGTGGGAAACAGAAGGTCAGCGTGCATTGGCGAATAATTCAGCGGTATATAACATGAAGCCAAATACTGCTCAATTCCTCCGTGAGTGGAGAAACCTCTATGAGTCAAAGTCTGGTGAGCGTGGTATCTACAACATGGATTCAGTTCGCAAGCATATTGACAAGTTTGGTCGTAGAGATTCTTCAAAGATTGCAGGAACAAATCCTTGTGGTGAAATTCTATTGCGAGCCAACGAGTTCTGCAATCTCACTGAGGTAGTTATTGATGCTAATGATAATATGGAAACCTTGAATGAAAAGGTTAAATTGGCTACGATTCTTGGTACTTGGCAGTCAACACTAAGTAACTTTAAATACATTCGTAAGTCTTGGCAAACAAATACAGAAGAGGAAAGACTCTTAGGAGTTTCACTAACTGGTATCTTTGGAAACAAACTTACTGGAACTCTCAACAAGAATCTTGCAGAAAACCTCACAACGCTTCGTGAAACTGCGGTAGAAGTTAATGCCAATGAAGCAGATGGACTAGGCATTGAAAGATCGGTTGCCATTACTACCGTCAAGCCATCTGGCACTGTTTCACAACTTACAGGGGTATCCAGCGGAATTCATCCTTGGTATTCAAAGTACTATCTTCGTTCAGTTCGTGCAGACAATAAAGATCCATTGACAATGTTCCTCAAGGATTTTGGCGTACCAAGCGAACCAGACGTAATGAAGCCAGATGCAACAACTGTATTCTATTTCCCAATCAAGGCTCCAGATGGAGCAACGGTAACGACAGACCTCTCAGCAATTGATCATCTTGAGATATGGAAAGTCTATCGTACTTATTGGACAGAGCACAATCCATCCGTAACAATCAATGTTTCAGAGGACGAATGGGTTTCAGTCGGTGCTTGGGTATATGATAATTTTGATTCTATTGGTGGAGTGAGTTTTCTTCCATTATCTGAGCATTCATATAAACAAGCACCATATCAAGAAATTACCAAGGAAGAATATAATGCTGCTTTAGCAGCAATGCCAAAGAATATTCCTTGGCAGTCATTACCACTGTATGAACTAGTGGATTCAACTACAGGAAGCCAAGAATTGGCTTGTAGTGGTCCTACAGGCTGTGAAGTGGTAGACCTAGTTTCTGCATAATTAAATAGTATTCTGGACGGGGCATCTTCGGGTGTCCCGTCCTTGCTATAATATAAGATATGGCAATCGCATCGAATTTGTATGCTTCAAAAGTGTTCTCTGAACACCCGATTGCCTCTTGGTCATTAGACGATGATGTGTCTTACATCTCCTTAATAACTGAAAGTCAAAGAGATTTGGCAAATTGGACAGAACTTGTAAATGCCACTGAGTCAGAGGTCATTGGAATGCAAGGGAGTCCATTTGAAGACAGTATTCTTACTGAAATTACTGCAATTAATCCAAACTTAGTAATAGAAGCATTTAGTGAAGACTTGTTCAACCTTCAAGATTTAAATCAAGCAATGAACACATTTGCAATAAATTTATTCTTGTATACAGACGGATCTGTCTTGTATTATGAATATGGATACAGATATATAGATCCATATTCAGCAGAATATATTGAGAATGTGCAAAGGGTGGAAGATTCAAGGTTCTCAACTTGGATTAGGGTTGGATCTACGTTTAATCCCCCAAATCTCAATACTCAAGCACAAATAGTCTTTCGTGCAGCATTTTCTTCTGGATCTTCAGCATCTATAATCTTAAATGGTTTAAGTGTTGGTCAATGGGCAGAGCCAACAAGTAATGTATCACTAGGAGTTACCCCACAATTAGTAGATGCCAACCTTCAATCTATTCTTGGACCAGTATATGGAGTTGCAACACAAGCATATGGACTATCATCCAATGATGGGTACATCTTGGTTGAGGATGGAAGACTCTTAGCAATAAATCGCGGTATACCGATGGTCTATGGATCAGACAACGTTACAAGGCTGAGTTCATCAGAAACCTTGCCATCGGTTGTTATTCCTGGAATGGGTATGCTTAATGAATCTGGGAAATACAACTCATACACAATGGAAATGTGGCTTAAGATAGAGAATAACCACGCAATCTCTAGAAGGATCTGGGGTCCACTGTCCAGCAACGACGGATTACATATAAAAAGGGGTTATCTTTCCTTAGTAATAGGAAATTCCATTGGTTCATACTTTGTATCAGATTGGTACAGACCCATGATTGTCCATATCGTTGTAAGAGAGAACTCTGCATCGGTATTAATCAATGGAGAAGAGGTAATATCAATTGACTTTGATACGTCAAGCCTAATTTTGCCAGATATTACAGAGGATTGGATAGGTTTCTACTGTCACCACGAAATGCCCATATTTGAATTGGATTGCATATCAATATTGCCATACGTTATTCCTGCCCAAGTTGCAAAAAGAAGATTTGTTTGGGGGCAAGGAGTAGAAAGTCCAGAAACCATCAACTCTGCCTACGAGGGAACTGTTGCATACATAGATTATCCATATTCAGAATATACTGTTAATCAGACTTACCCAGATTTTGCTAGATGGGATGCTGCGTATTCAGAAAACCTCTCAACAACAAGAAGATCAGTATCCGTACCAGACTATAAACTGCCAGACATATTTATTGGAGAAAAGACACTTCAAGACTTCTATGACGACAACTACTCTATACAAGAAGTCGGTCATCCAAGATTTATGTCATTTAGACCAAATAACACTTGGACAGATCCATGCTACTACTACTTTAATTCATTAAATATATTGACCGATGTTGTTCGTGCAGTCTGGGGGGTATTTGAAGTAGAAACGCCAACAGCAACGTCAGAACCTCTGATGCATTTCTATAACTCTATTACTGGAGACTCGTTTAATATTGATATAGATGGATTAGATGTCACATACAATTTATACAGAAGAAACTCAATCACTCCACAAACATTTAAAACAGAAACCATTGATATAGATTCTCATTTTGTTGTAGGATTTGACCTTCCAAGACTATTTTCTTCTTTTGGAAGTCAAGTTGGAGAATTCTTCGGCAATCCATCTGCAATTCAAATAAAAGTAGGTGGAGATGGCTCAACAACATTTTCTGGGTGGATTTATAGAGTAGGCTTTTCAAATCAAACGAATCTTGAAAAAATACAAAATCATTTTGATAACAACGGTATTGCAATTGCATCAGACATAGAACTATTAAACGATCATCTTGCATCTTACACGTTATTACCAACAGAAGACTTTAACTTGTACTACCTTGACATTGGCGTATCATCCTATTGGGAAGAATACTATCCACTTTCATATTTTGCAGGATCTATTAAGGATTCGTATGGAAATCAATTCTATGATCTAGATTTTATTCAGTACAACATTGGATATCCAACAACTACCGTGTTAGTAGAGGATGATGTTGTTGGAAGTTGGTCATATGAGGAGTTGGCTGAAGCATATTCAACGCCAACGGTAAAACCTTACGATGTATTAGATAATGCATTAATATCTGGATACGATGATTACGATGAATTAAAAAATAAAACGGTAACCATAAAGAGTTACGATTTCTCTGAATCATCATTAAGGTCATACATAACGTTTCAAAAGATATCTGATGGATCGAATAGACCAATATCAGATTACCCACAATCACAATCTATTCCAGAAACAAATGTATTAGACGTTCCATCATTTGCAAATCAGTTTAGTACAAAGTTTGAAATAATAGATCAATCAGTGATATATCCACCAAAAACTTTTGGCATAGAGAATACAGCAATCGTAATACATTTAGAAGCAAATATCTATGGAGTTAAGACTAATCCACTGAACATTAGAAAGATGTCCTTGTCTTCAAAATCCTTAGATCCTTCAGCATTTAATCATATAGGAACAAGGTTTGGTAACAAACTTTACCCATATTCAAAGACTGGAATCTACTATGACAATTCAAAGCAAAATCCATACTCAATATACAAGGATTCCTCACCGTACCTTTATTTAACAAAGCACTCAGGAATAGAGTCATTGGGTGAAAGAGAGTTTCAGGTAGAAAGAGGAATATCTATGCCAATAAACTCTGAGAAAAAAAACGGGGACAAGGTTAGTGCAATTCAACTATGGATAAAATATAATGGTGACACCTTTACTCAATCACCAACTACCTTGTTTTCATTGGACTCAGCAAGTTTAGATCTAGGATTTAATGTAATATCAGATCAAAGTGCAACAAGGGGAAGACTATTCTCGACAAATCTTATTACTGGTCAAGAGTATGTGGATTTAACTTTCTATCAAGACGGAATAGAAGTCATAACCCCCTACCTAGAAAAGAATAAATGGACCTCTATTGGAATTAACTTTGGAACCCCAATTGGTTTCTCAAACTATACTGGATCAATAAATCTATTTCAATCAGCAACATTCAATGACATTGCTTATTACAAGGCTACATCGTTACAAGAGGCTCAGTCTGTTATCTATAGAAGGTGGGACAACGTTAATGGCGTACCTCTGTCACCACTTGATTGGCAGTATTGGATAGGCAACACAGATCCTTATGGAAAGTGGGATAACGTTCTTAAACTTGCAGAAAAGAATATTTATGGAGTAAGTCCAGAAACACTATATAAGTCTTATACTGGAACAAACAGACAAGTTGTAGATGACGGAGAAGTGTTGATGATATCAGAGACTGGTGTAACTATTCTTTCAAGTAGCATGACTGATGAAACCTACAGTTCAACATATCCAACAAAAACTAGGATGGTTGTTGGCAATAGTCCAGAATGGTCATCATATAACAAAAAACCAGTATAATCTGGTACAATAGTGGTTATGAGTAATACAAAAATCCCAAAAATTGGTAAAACTAAGATAACACATATAGATAAAGGCTCTGGTCAGCGCAATATGTTTGGCTATGAATGGGGACTTTACTTCTGGAGGCTTCCAAGTGGAAGGCTTTTTAAGGATAATGAAGGAAGACTTCTCAATATTCCCTCCGTAAAAGGAGATATTGGTCAAATGTCAAAGATTCGTCAAGCAGCCACAGCATATGGTCAACCAGAAGGCGAAGCGTGGTTTTATGCTGGTGCAAACAGATCTACAGATGAAGAATATGCGGAACAACTTGATCGTCTTGACCAAGGATTAATTCCATCAATGAACGATCTTGGTGCAGTTGATGCTGCAAAGAAGACTGCCGCACTATATGGGAATGCTGAATAATGGCTGAACTCCTCATTGATGCAAAACTAGCAGATGCAATCATTGAAAGCGAATTTCTCAATTCAGATCCATTTAACAAGAGTTGGGAAACGCTCATTGGCTTTAACGGAATAGATAAAAACTTTAAGCGCAGAGTTGCTCGTACTGAAAAAGCAAACACGACAATCAACAACGTTCCTCGTCAAGCAGACGGTCAAATATCTGAAAGATACCTATCTGAGGCCAATGCAATTGGTCAATCAGAAAGCGGAGATGCAAATTCAAAGCGTATTAATCCTGGGCAAGTATATAGAAATGGATACGGGATTTTTGATTTAATTACTCCTCCATATAATCTATATGAACTTTCATCTTATTACGATACTTCATTTGCCAACCATGCAGCGGTAGATGCAAAGGTATCAAATACAGTCGGTCTTGGCTATAAGTTTGAAATGACAACAGAAACATTGCTTAGACTGGAAGCAACTTCAAGCGAGTCTGCAAAAAAGAAGGCTAAGAAACGTATTGAGCAGTTAAAGATTGAAATGGCTGATTGGATCGAAAGTTGCAATGATGATGACAGCCTGACAAAGACTCTTGAAAAAGCAGTTACAGATATGCAGGCAACTGGAAATGGTTATATTGAAATTGGTAGAACTGTAACTGGTGATATTGGGTATATTGGTCATATTCCATCAACTACAATGCGTGTGCGTCGTCTTCACGATGGATACATTCAGATTATTGCAGGAACTATTACATACTTTAGAAATTTTGGTGCTACCAATCCAAATCCAGTTACAACTGACAATAGACCAAACGAGGTTATTCATATCAAGGAATACTCTCCTCTTAATACCTTTTATGGTGTGCCAGATATCATTGCAGCAATGACCTCACTCCGTGGGGATCAAATGGCTGCTCAATATAACATTGACTATTTTGAGAACAAGGCTGTTCCAAGATACATTATCACTGTTAAAGGTGCAAAACTCACTCCAGAAGCAGAAGATAAGTTATTCCGATTCTTCCAAACTGGACTCAAGGGTCAATCACATCGTACACTTTATATTCCACTTCCTGGTGATAGTGATGGAAGTAAGATTGAGTTTGAGATGCATCCCGTAGAAAACGGTGTACAAGAAGCATCATTCAATGATTATCGTATTCGCAATCGTGACGATATCCTTATGGCACATCAAGTACCACTATCTAAACTTGGTGGTGTTGGTTCAGGTGGCCTTGCTGCGGCAATGAGTCAAGACAGAACATTCAGAGATCAAGTTGCAAAGCCATTACAGGAGTATGTTGAAAAAGCAATAAACAAGATTATCAAAGAAAAAACAGACATAATTAAACTCTGCTTTAATCAACTCAGTCTTACTGATGAAATTGCAGACTCTCAAATTAATGAAAGATATGTAAAGAATCAAGTTCTCACTCCAAATGAAGTTCGTGAAAAGATTGGATATCCACAAAGAGATGGTGGAGATGTTCCTCTTGAACTTAATCCAAGACAAGCAGCCGATGCCAAGGGAAATACGGCGGGAAGCAAGACAAGGGACACAGAAAGATCAAACAATCAATCTGATGGTGCTGGAGCAGTAACAGGAAGAAATCCTAAAGGTGAAGGGTCAAAGACATCATAACGATTTCGTTATAAAATGATGTTATAATTACAATAGTCATGATTAAATTCCAAGAAACTAAAACAGCGATCAGCGGCAATCACCTTAATTTTTCTACCCCTATTTCTAAGATAGACGTAGAAAAAAGAATGGTACATGGATTTGCAACTCTGGATAACCTTGATAGACAAGGTGATATTGTTCCACTTGAAGCATCAATCAAGGCTTTTGAATCTTTCAGAGGAAATATAAGAGAAATGCATCAACCGATTTCCGTTGGCAAGGTAGTTTCTTTTAAAGAGGAGAAGTACTTTGATGAGGATACCAATAAATTCTATAACGGAATCTATGTGTCTGCCTATGTGAGCAAAGGTGCTCAAGATACATGGGAGAAAGTACTTGATGGAACGCTCAGCGCATTTTCAATTGGTGGCGAAGTTCATGAAGCAGAAGATGTTTATGATGAAAACTTAGGGAAAAAGTATCAAGTAATTAAAGAGTATTCACTCAGCGAACTTTCTTTGGTTGACAATCCAGCGAATCAATTTGCTAACGTTATTAGTATTGAAAAGGGACAAGGGACAGGATACTTGATGAAGGCAACTATTGAAAATGTATTTTGGTGCAGAAAAGATGACGTGATCCAAATGGCATACAGCCAAAACAAGGCTTGCCCACAATGCGATAAGGCTATGGCAAATATTGGCTTTGTAGAAAGCAATGATGCTGACAAGGCTTCAGTCATAAAAAATATTATTGTAAGCACAAAGCAGTCAACAATTCAAAAGGGTATTGAAATTGACTCATACGTTAAATTTGAAAATGAATATGGTCGGGTGATTGACTTAGTATTTAAGGGTGGAGCAAGGCTTTCGTCTGAAGAGGTTGCTGTTATGGCAAAGTCAGATGATCCCGTTGCAATAATAAAATCATACTCACAAAAAGACGGTATAATAATACCTACAAGTCGTCGCGTTATTAAGAATATTTCATTACTAGAAAAGGTTAATGCGATTAGTAAATCAGAGGTAAAGGAGGTAAGCAAGATGAATTCAGATATTATCGTTGTAGATGAGATCGAAAAGTCAATGAGTGAAGAGCAAATCAATCCACCAATGGAGGATGCAATTCCTGTCATAATGGAAGACACACAAAAGGCTATTGAAATCGAAGTCACAGAAGAAGATGATTCAGAGGAAACAATGAAGTCTGAGCATGGTCCATCAGAAGATAAAGAAGACGAGATGGACGACTCAACAATGAAGGCTGTTGCGCCAGCAGCAGTTAGCGAAGAAGATGTTAATGCCACAACCAAAATGATTGAGGGTATTACCGATCATCTTACATCTGCACTTTCCACTCTTGCTGAAACAGTAAAGGCTCTTGATGCCAAGATTGAAGGCATTAACAAGGCGATTGCTGGAGTTAGCAATGAGGTAAGTGAAGTAAAGGATAGTTTTGGAAAGCGCGTGGACGCTGTGGAAAAGGACACTGCTTTCCGTAAGTCTGCTGATCTTGGCGAGATCTTGCAGGAACAACCAGTAGTGGTTAGAAAATCACTATGGGGCGGCAGTTTCCTCAAAAATGCCGATCTATTTAAATAAAACAGAAAGAAATTCAGGAGGTGAAACAAAATGGCACAAGAAATTATTAAGAACCAACCAAGTGATACAGGAGAGTATGGCGATCCAAACCCAGGTTTATATCAGGGTCAAGGAGCAGTAGCCAACCTCGGCATCGGTGGTACTGACCCAGTAATGGGTGGTGATACATGGGGAACAGCAGGAAACATTCCAGTTGCAAACTATGGAGAGACAACAGGCCCAAACGCAGTTAATCCAGTCGGAGCACCTGGTGGTATTCTAAACCCAGAACAAGCACGTCGATTTATCGACTATGTTTGGGATGCAACAGTTCTCGCCCAAGATGGCCGTAGAGTTACAATGCGTGCAAACACGATTGAACTTGAAAAGGTTAACGTTGGTGAGCGTGTTATTCGTTCAGCAGCACAAGCACTTGGTGAATACCAGAACGCTGGTGCAACATTCACAAAGGTAGAACTTACCACAAAGAAGATTCGTCTTGACTGGGAGGTTTCAACTGAGGCACTTGAAGATAACATCGAAGGTGCAGCACTTGAAGATCACCTAGTTCGTTTGATGACAAACGCATTTGGTAATGACCTTGAGGATCTTGCTATCAACGGTACAGGAGGCATGGACCCATTCCTTGGTATCATGAACGGTTTCGTAAATCAGGCAACCGATGGAGATTCACACGAAGCAGTTGTTGATACAACAGGAGGATGGACACCTGAGGTAATGCAGGAGATCATTTATGCTCTTCCACGCAAGTACCGTGCTATCAAGTCAGGACTCAAGTTCTACGCAGGTACAGATGTCTTTGCAAACATTGTTAAGAACAACGGTACACTTGCAGATGCTATCTCAGAGGCACTCGCGCCAAGAGTTAGCGGTACACCAGGCCGTCGTGAAGATTACCTTTCAGGTAATGGACAGACATTTGGTGGCGCTCGTACCACTCGTGTTCTTGGCATGAATGTTCAGGAAGTTCCTTACTACCCTGCTGGTTATGTCGATTTGACATTCCCACAGAACCGTGTATGGGGTTTCCAGAGAGACATCACTGTCAACCGTGAATACAAGCCAAAGAAGGACACAATTGAATATACAATTTTCGTCCGTTTTGGCATCACATGGGAAGAACTAGACGCAATTGCATACGCAGAAGCAACACCAGTTGTTTCCTAGTATCAAACATGCTATGCTTTGGGGAGGGACTGCGGTCCCTCCCCTTAAGCATATAATGATATAATTACTATAAAGGAGAGGTATAGAATGATGGATGAATCAATGAATTTGTTAGAAGAGGATTCAGATGTTGAAGAAAATAAGACTGCTGTAGAAGCAATAGCAAAAGAAAACCCAGTAATTGACAAGGTAAGGGTGGAAGAAGTTGTTAACGATGACAACCAAAAGGTTATTACTGGACCAGCAAAAAAGAAAACGCCTAGATCCTCAAATATACAAAAAGATTCTGATAACGTTCTTGGATCAAGGGCTGCCGATAGAGCACTTGCAAAGATCATTGTAGAAGAAAAAGAAGAGCCAAAGAAAGTTACAGACAAGGTTGCACTTTGGTCAAATAAGAATATTCGTTGGTCTGATGTTGGAGCGGTAAAGAAAGGTTATAACATCGTAACAGAGGAGGCATCCGAAAAGTGGCTTTCTAAGGATGGTATCCGTAAGGCTACCCCTGAAGAGGTAGCAACTCATTTCGGTAAGTAATCTATGGAAATTCCAAGAACGCAACCGTTTCCACTGACATTTACTCAGTCAGGATTTCAAGCAGATACGGAGTATGTTCTGTGTCTTCTTGATGATTACGCGGAAGATCTTGTAGAAATTAGAAGTCCTAGCGATTCTGACGGGATTATCTCTGTAGATCTGCCTAATTATTTTTCTAGGTATGATGATGAATATCGTGGAGAAATTTATTATAATCTTTCAATGACACCAGAAACAACAATTTTGCGCGGAGATTTAGTATGGGTAGATACGATTACAATTATGCGTCCATATGTAAACCCATTAACCATTGCCGAAACCCCAGAGGATATAGCAAACGCAATAATCTATGAAGAAATTGCAAGAGCAATAATTAATTCAATAACTGGTGGGTTCATGTATACAAGAGAAACGGTCGAAACCGTAGGGTTGGGCAATGACTATCTATCAGTTCCATTTAGACTTAATAAAATAGTGAGAGTCTATGAAAACGATGTCGTTGTGTATGATACAGAACCGGCAGACCCAGAAACTTGGACAAATGTAAGAGAGTATTACATAACTCCAGATAAGGCATCTATCAGCGTGGTTGTGCCCGGTACAACTGGATTCAATAGAACACAGTCAAAACCTGTAAACATGAGAAGGGGTGCGTCAGACTCCTTCACTCTATACAATACAAACGACTCTCCAAACTTTGCGTATGATGCATACGATACTAAAACATTTTCAGATTACGGAGGTAACTCTGTAATGTTTCCATCTGGGTGGGACTATGTAGTATTGGTTGAAACAGGATGGCCCATCATTCCACAAGACATAAAGCAGGCTACCAGTCTCCTTATCAATGACATTAAATGCAATAATCTTCCATATGTGAATCAATATATTTCAGAATACAAGAGCGATCAGTTCAATATTAAGTTTAACGATCTTGCATTTAAGGATACTGGAAACAGAATTGCCGATAGAATTCTTTCTGCCTACGTTAGGCCGATCTATCGCCTTGGAGTTCTATAATGACAATCTTCCAATGCTATAACCTATTCTTTCCAATGCATTGCGACGTGTACTATTCAATAGAAACTCAAGATGATTATGGAAAGATGGTAAAGAAATGGTTTTTTGACAGAGCAGAGCACTGTTCAATCTATTCAATTAGTGATAAGTCTAATGATGAAAACTTTACATTCAATGCCGCCAGCAAAGACGTCTTTTTTAAGTTAGAAACAATGCTGTATGGAAGAACTCAAACAGATCTAAGACAATCTTCAAGTGGAGAGTATTACCCACTATCTAGTGTTCTAATAAAAAATATTCGTGGGCTAGAAGATGACAACTCTTTCTTTATTGAAACTGTTGGTGGATATGCTGGCAAGCCAACATTATATGAAATAAAAGCAAATCAACCATATGTTGGACCATTCAACAAAGTAGATTATTTTAAAATACAATTAGAGCGTTCAGATATTCAGGGTGATTTAACAATATGCTAAGCGTTAAAATAGATTCAATGCAATTAAATAGAACATTAAACAATGTTGTCGGGTATTCTGATGGATTTCTTAAAGGAATAGATATGAAAAAAATAGAGTTTAATAAAGAAGTTGCTAACTTTACTTCTGCTGCATTAGGTAAATACATTGATGCTCAAGCAAGAATGAACCCATTAAGGCTACATCATGTGTATGAGTGGGGAAAGTCAGGAAATCAAGCATCAAGGCTTTTTGAGTTTGACACAATGGTTTCAGGAAGGACCATACATTTTACTGGCAAATTCCTTCCATCAAAATCTGTAAGCGATACATCAAATGAACCATTTATAGACAAGGCAAATATTATGGAAAATTCTATTCAGGTAGTAATAGAGCCTAAAAATAGTGATGTGCTGGCATTTGAAAGTAATGGTGAAACAGTATTTACTACAAACGCAATCTATATAGATCATCCCGGTGGAGATGAAGTTGCTGGAAGTTTTGGAGAAACTGTTAATGATTTTTTTGAAAATTATTTCACTCATGGATTATTAAAACCACTTATAGATAAACTGTCAACAGCAAGAGAATTTACTGCATCATTTTCTTCTGGGGCAAAAAGTGGTAGCAATGTTGGAATCAATGCAGGGAAACAATATTTAAATATTCAGGGGGTAGTTGAATGAGTCTAACAGATTTAACACTTCCAGTGCTTGCAGTAAACGGATATCTATGGGATACCATGAAAGATATAGAGCCTAGTTTTTCAAGTAGATATGGTTCTACCCTGCCATTCTTCCCGCTTAGCGATTCAGCGACGGGAGCAAGTTGGGAAAACAAGCCCTATATTATTTATGACAGAATGATGAGAACAACAGGCAGTTCCTTCTATCCAATAAAGAAAGATCACATTCTTTATGCAGTAAAGGCAACAGACATTGAATCATTGCAGTGGGGTCTTGCAATTGAATATATCCTTGATCGTCAAGATGATGCCGCTCAAGATATCAATGAATGGAATAGGCAAAAAAATAATAAATACAAGGTGTATTTTCACAGTTTGAGGGTGTTTCAATCAGAGTCTTCTGCGAATAGAAACTTTAGCACAAGACCATACTATATTACTGAATTTATCGTTCAGTCTGAATATCATTTCACTGAACCGTTAGAATCATTTTTATCATAAAAAAGCAGGTATAATAGTATTGAGGAAACAACCGCAGTAAAAAAAATAAAAAGGAAAATAGAGGTGAAGTAAAATGGCTTATAGTCGTGGTGATTCAAAGCAGATTATCGTTGGTGCAGCAGCATTGTTCGTATCAAAGACTGCTGAATTCGATCCAACAAATACCAGTCCAGTCCTTCCAGATTTCGTGGCAGGCACAGCATACCGTGAAACTCTTAGCAACTCCAATGTTGTTCGTAACGTCGGTTACACATCAAATGGTTTGGAAATTCAGTTCCAACCAGACTTTGGTGAGGTTCAAGTAGATCAACTTCTTGACGTTGCAAAGTTGTACAAGCAAGGAATGCAGGTTAGCCTTAACACAGCATTTGCAGAAGCAACACTTGAGAACCTTCTTGTAGCAATTGCTGCTAGCAGCAACGACCTTGCACAGGATGTCAAGATGGACAACCCACTTGAAGCAGGCACAGTTAACTATGCAGATGTCATGGACATCAAGTCAGGTGAAATTGGCGAATGCCCAGTAGAGCGTGGAATTATTGCAATTGGACCTGGCACAGGAGACTGTGAAGCAGGAAGTTCAATTGAAAGAATCTATGTTGCTTACCGTGCGCTCTCAATTGAGAACGTTACAGTATCTGCAAAGCGTGATGCTCCTTCAATGTTTGAAGTTTCATTCCGTTTGCTCCCAGCAAACAACGGTTCATACGGAAAGATCGTTGACCGTCTCGTCCCATCTTCATGATAGGATCATAATTTAATAGGCATTAGCCCCGCTTCGGCGGGGCTTTTGTCATGCGTGATATAATTACTCATCAACCTTAGAAAGGGTAAAATAAATGGCTACTACAGTTTTTGAAAAGACAGACCTCGTACTTATGGACGGTACAAAGATATCTATGCGTCCACTAAAGATTTCACTTCTTCGTAAGTTTATGAAGAAGTTCGACACCGTTGTTGATGTTGCTTCAAGCAATGTTGATTCAATGGATGTTCTTATTGATTGTGCCCTTATTGCAATGGAACAGTATGCTCCAGATATTGCAACAGATCGTGAAAAGTTTGAAGATGTTGCCGATATCAAGATGGTATACAAGATCATTGAAGTTGCATCTGGCATCAAGTTGGACGCAGAGGGAAACGATCAGGTGACGGCGGCGGCACTACTTGGTCAGAACTAGACCTCGCTGTCCTTGAATCAGAAATATTCCTTTTAGGTAATTGGAAAGATTATGAAGAATTAGAGGATAATCTTTCCATGCCAGAATTAACGGCAACCCTAACAGCAATAAGGGAACGAGAAAACAATCATAATAAATTTCTTGCAGCAATTCAAGGAATTGATCTTGATGCAGATTCTAGTGAAACCAAGGGACAGAAGGAGTGGGAAGATATCAAGGCAAGAGTATTTAGCGGGGGAACCGCAAAAGATTCGAATGACATAATTTCTCTTCAAGGAATTAATGCTTCACAGGCTGGATTCGGTATAGGTGCTGGCTTGTCTTATGACAATGTTGGACATGAATCTGGAGGTTGGTCATGAAGAGAAATGGTATAATTTATTAAGGTGAAAACATAATGGCAGATGTAAATGCAATCATTAATATAGACATAAATTCGTCTTCTGCACTACTAAATCTTAAAAGACTTGAATCGCAGATAGATCAGTTTAATCGTTCTGTATCAACAAGCAATGCTACCGCTGCCGCATCACAACAAGGTTTAAATAGAGCACTTCTTGATGGTATAAATAACACTGGGTTATTTACTTCAAAGATTGTTCCAGTCGAATCATCAATGAGAAGATTTTCAACATCTTTAGATGAAGGTCGTCTATCTCTTGGAGAATACACAAGGTACGCTGGATCTCAACTACCTGGATTAAGCAGGGTATTTAGAAGAGAGTTTGACTCTATTGAGCAAGTTGCTACATCTAGAGTTAAGTCAATGCAAACTCAATACCTTGCCCTAGGAAAAACGGTAGATGGAGTAACAAGAACAATTGCATCTACACCAACAGGCTTAGCAAGAGGAATGGCTACAGATCTAGCCATGACTCAACAACGTCAGCAAATATTCAATAAATTACTTGATGATGGTTCTACAAAATTGTTGAACTGGGGAAAGAATACCCAGTGGGCTGGTCGTCAACTTATGGTTGGGTTCAGCCTTCCGCTTGCTGCATTTGGAGCGGCAGCATCAAAAACGTTCATGGAGATAGACAAGGCTACAATTTCATTAAAGAGAGTATACGGAGATCTTAGCACAACCAAAGCAGAATTAGACTCAAACGTAGAAGCCGTCAAGGGGCTTGGTCGTGAATACACCAAGTATGGAATAACCCTAGCAGAAACAATTGATCTGAGTGCTCGTGCTGCTGCTACTGGAGCAACCAATGAAAGTTTGATGGCTGCAACTGAACAGACATTGAGGTTTGCAACACTTGGTCAAATGGATTACAATCAAGCACTTGATACGACTATTTCTCTTCAGACTGCCTTTGCAATTTCCAATGAGGATCTTGGAAAGACTGTAGACTACCTTAACGCTGTAGAAAACCAAACCATCCTTACAATGGAAGACATGTCTCTTGCCATTCCAAGAGTTGCCACGGTAGTCAAGGGTCTTGGAGGTAGCGTAGAAGACCTAGCAGTCATGATGACAGCAATGCGTGAAGGTGGAGTAAGCGCAGAGAATGCTGCAAACGGTTTGAAGTCTGGTCTTGCATCTTTGATCAATCCAACAAAGAGAGCGTCAGAAGGCTTGGCTGCAATGGGTGTAAATCTTGACTCAATTATTACCAAAAATAAGGGCGACCTTATGGGTATTATTACAGAGTTTGGCACGGCAATCAATAAACTTGATGAATTCAGTCGTCAACAAGTATTGGAACAAGTATTCGGTAAGTTCCAATATGCAAGAATGAGTGCGTTGTTTACTAACATCACAAAAGATGCTGGTCAGGCAGCAAGAGCAATGGACATTGCTGGAATGTCAGCAGCAGACCTTGCTAAGATTTCTGAGAAAGAACTTGGACAAATTTCTGAATCAACATCCGTAAAGTTTCAAGCATCAATGGAAAAACTTAAAATGTCTATTGCTCCTATTGGAGAAGCGTTCTTAAAAGGAATCACTCCAATAATTGATATGGTTTCAAAGATTGCTGATGCGTTCAACAATCTTCCAGACGGGGTAAAGAATGCAATTGCCGTTCTTACGGGGGTAGTTGCAGGAATAGGCCCAGTCCTTCTTATGACCATTGGTTTGCTAGGTAACGGTATAGCAAATATAACAAAGTTTGTTCAATTCATTAGAAAGAGTTTGGCTGGTATCAAGGGTGATGCTTCAGCATTTACTTATTTAGCACAAGGAGAACTTGAAGCAACAACAGCGAGCAAGGCACTTGAGGGAAGTGCTGTTAGTCTTACAGACAAGTTACTTCTTCAAAGAGGAGCAGTTTCTGGCCTTACCGCAGAATACGAGAGATTTGCTCGTGCCGCAGGACTTGCCAGAGCCGAAATGGGATCAATGAGTGGAGCACCCGTTCCTAGCGGTGGTGGCAGAGCACCAGTGCCAGCCCCAAGATTACGCAGGAACACAGGTGGAACAATTCCTGGTGTTGGAAGTACCGATACAGTTCCAGCAATGCTGACACCTGGTGAATTTGTAATCAACAAAAAATCAACTGCTCAGAATCTTCCATTGCTTCATGCAATCAATGATGGACAAGCAGTTGGAGGCTTTAACAAGGGTGGACAAATTCCTGGGGTACAGTATTTTGGTCGTATGCCAAAACCTGGAGGAAGAGTTGCAGCACATGCTAGCGAGGGTAGAACTTTAGAACATTCACAATCTTTAGAACTTTTGGGTCCAGCAGAATCAAGATTATATAAATATTTAAATCCAAGTGGTAAATCTACTCAAACATATGTATCAGCAAAAGATAGAAGAGTTGTTAGCATTGAAGCATCATATAACGAACGTTTAAAAAAGGGTCTTCAAGATCAAGAAAGTATTAATGAATTTGCTACATACATTAGAAAATCCGACTTATCAGATTTATTTCCAACAGGAAAGGATGATGCTGAACATCGTAAATTAAATCCAATTTCAAAACTTCCTAATGACATTAAAAATAAAATAAGAAATAGACTTGCAGCAGAAATTAGAAAACAAAAACCACCCTTTGCAGACTCTGATTTTGCTGAAGCCTATGAAAGAACAATAAAAACTGTTCGATCAAGAATTAAACCAGATTCGTTAACACAATTTGATAATGCAGTAAAAGCATCAAAAACTTTAAGAGAAACAAGATTAGTATTTCCTGCTCCTAAAAAAATTGATGTTTATAGAGAAAGCATGGAAGATGCTATAGATCAGTTAAGTAAAAAAGAGATTGCATCCATCAAAGCAGGAACTCCATATTGGTTTAGAAGGGGTACAAGTAAAAAAGCAACCGTTCTAATGTGGAACCCAGAAACAAAAGAATATAAAACAGTAAATAGCAATTCACAACGACCAAGTACGCAAGAGCAAATAGATCAGTCCATGAGAGACTACCCAATGTTATTTGCCAATAAGGGTGGGCATATTCCAAGACTCAATCGTGGTGGAAAATTCCTTGGAATGCCACAAAAGTTCAATCCTAAACTAGAACAAGAGTTGCAGACATCAACACGATTGGCGCAAAGTGGTCCGGGTAGTCAATTACCATTGTCAGAATTTGCAACACTAGAACAAAATATTGGTGGATACAGTGCTGCATTCCCTGGATTAAATGGAATCTATGTAAATTCAACAGGAAGACGAGTAGTATACAAGTCACATCCTAGTTTTGAATCAGCAGAAGCAGAGATGCTCAGCGGAAGGTTAATGTCCTCTTTATTTGGATTAGAATCTCCAAGTCAAGTAGTAGTGAAAAGAAGACATCCTGTTACGGGAGATACTGTATTTGGTGTTGAATCAGCATTTGATCAAAAGTTTGCAATAAGTGAGACGGTAGAGGCAGGAAGTGGCAGACAGTTTACTCCTTCAGAAGCCGCTCGTCAATTTATTGCAAGTGGAATAAGAAGAGACAAAGATTTACAACCCGCAAATATTCGCGGTAATATTGTAGTTGATCAAGGTGTTGCTGTTACTGGAGTCAATGATGCTGGTGAACCACGAGCAATGGCTCAGGGTAGAACCACAACAACTGATCCAAGATCAGTCAGCAAGCAATTAGCAGTCAATGCTATTATGGAAAAAAGTGGTGCCAAGAAGTTTCTTGCAGAAAGTCTTGCTGATATTGCAAGATCAGTTGGTCCAGATGAATTTGAAAGATTAATGGTTTCTGCTGTTTCAGAAGCAAGGGGTAGATTACACACATCAATTAATAGCCTTCCAACATCTGAGTCAACAAAGAACGTGTATCGTTCTATCTTGACAAAAGATTTTGATGAACTAGAAGGAACACATTGGAGATCCTATTATGATCATTTAGAATCTTTTAAAGTACCAGTTCCAAAACAACCAACCGAGGCTGCATTAAAGAAATTAGAATTAGCAAGACAAGAGTCCACAAGATCAAAAGCATCAATAGCAATGGCTGAGCACAACATTGTGTCAGACAGGCTAGGTCTTCCTACTGCATGGGCAAGAGGGGTATTCAGGAACACTGGAGGGCCAATTTTTGAATCACAGACGAAGATAGTTCCTGGAGTTGGAAGCACTGATACCGTACCCGCCATGTTGACACCTGGAGAGTTTGTGATCAACAAGCAGGCGACCAGAGAAAACCTTCCACTTCTTCACGCTATCAATAACGGTAAGGTAATAAATAGAAACAAGGGTGGGCAAATTCCTGGTATGCAATATTTTGCAACACCAAACCCTCAAAGGGTAGTACAAAGTCAAAATGAATTAATAAATTATGCAACAACAACATCAATGCGTGCAGGACTTCCATTACCAATTGCTGGAAGAAGACAATTGGTATTGGTAGACCTTGATGGAACAATAATGGGAAATCCAGGCGGTACACTATCTAAACTAAATCCAGAAGACTTTACTCCAATTGAAAAAAACATAAGAAGAATACGAGAACTTAGAAATAACGGCATTGATATAGAGTTTGTTACCGCTAGACCTCCTGAGATGGAAGAACTTACAAGAGAAACATTAAGACGTTTAGGGCTAGATGATATTCCTGTTACGTTTAATGATATGCAGCAACAAGGTAAAAGAGATCCAAGCAAGATGGTGAGAATACCTGCACCACAGTATAAGGTTGGAGTTGCTAAGAAAAGAATGAGAGACGGATATGACGTATCTCTTCTAGATGATGATGAAAAAAATAGAATGATGATGCAACAAAGTGGCATTTATTCATTCTTTAATAAGGGTGGGCAAATTCCCGGTATGCAGTATTTTGCAACACCTAGACCACAAAGAGTAGTACAAAAGCCAAAAATACCATCAGTAAAGGATGAACTATTCATACCAGACTCAACATTGTTTGGTCCAAATGGTACAAGATATCAAGGTTTTGAAGAAAGAACCTTGTCTAGTGGACTTAGAATATTAAGAAATCTTTCAGGCGATGGAAAAACCGTCATGCTACAAATGGGCAAGTATCAGCCATTCCATGTAGGACATGAAGAATTGTTAAATCAAAGCATTATAGCCGCACGCACAGCCGGGGCAGATTTTGTTTTTGGTGCAAGCGGATCATATGGAGTTCAATCAAACAACCCATTAAGCCCTAGGTTGAAAAGAAGACTTATTGAAGAGGCAACTGGAATAAGTCCAAATATGGTGGGGGTTACTTCATCTGGTAAAAAGTTGGACGAACTTCTTGCTGATTTACTTAGCGAGGAGGGCGGGTATTCAAGATTTATGCCATCTATTGGTTCGGATAAGATTATTGAACGTGCTGACTCAAATAAAACTAGCGATCCATATAGTGGTGCAGCAAGTCGGGCAGGTTTTGAAGTAATCGAAGGACTTACATTATCAAGAGATGCATCAACTGATGTATCTAACTCTTCTGGAACACTTCTTAGGGAATTAGCAATGGCTGGAAGATTTGAAGAATTTGCTAAATTGATGCCTGCCTCAATATCAGAAGACACAATGAGAGAAGTATATCGTGCAATAATAGGCTATAAGCCCTTCCTAAAAAGCAGGCAACCAATTCCAGAAGAATTCAATGTACGAGGATATGCTCTAGGTGGACCAGTTACTCCCATGCTTGCAGCGGCAGCATCAAATCTATCTCGTTTAGGATTCAGTAGACTTAGTGCTGAAGAAAGAGTATTGCTACAGTCTCAACAACAAGCATCACCACTAGGTATGCAATTGTTTAGAGGCGTAAATGCGGCGGCAGACTTAGTTCCAGAAGAAATTAGACAATTGGCATTATCTGGAAATGTTACTGACTTTTCTCAATTAATTGGAAGAGAGATTGCTACTCCTAGAGGATCTTGGAGTTCAGCATTTGATCCAGCAGCAGTAATGCTTGGAGAAAATTCAACTGCAAGAAGACTTAAAGAACTATCTGGAGCAATATTTCCAAGAAGGTCAAGTAAAAAAACTGCAAGAGAGATACTTGATCATGAAAGATCACTTGGAGACAATAGTCCACAAATAAAGGCGGCAAAGAAGAAGTTAGACCTAGCAATAAAGAATGGAGAATCCTCAACCTACATATCATCATTGGAAGCAGAATATGAAAGAGCAAAAGAAGCCCATAGGTTAAGACTTGAGTCATTGGAACAAGCAGTTCCAGAATATGAAAATCTTATGCGTGCGGGTGCATCAAGGTCAGTATTATTTGATGTAACAAATGTTGGTGCAAGTTCTGGCATAGGGCAGGGAAGATCATTAATAAATGGAATAACTGTAGATGAAAATGGAGTTTATAGGGTAAGTCTTCATTCATCTGGATTCGATACCGTTCCAATTTCAGACATTGCTTCATTTGCAGGACAGGAAAGAGGTATTGGTGGGGGTAATCAATTCAATGAACAAGAGCACTTTATGTTCAACAAAGGTGGTCAAATCCCAAGGGTACAGTATGCAATAAGTGGGGCACAAATAGCAAAACTTAAGGGTGGTCTTCAACCTGGTCAACTTGGAAGGTACTTAGATGAAAATAATTTAAGATCAGGACTAACACCAGAGCAGAGTCAGCAAGTCCTAGACTTTGATGCAAGCGTTTCACAATCATCAAGGTCAGCATCAAGAAATGCAACAAGGAATACAACTGATCGTTCAAGAACATATCGTGACAATCCTAGGCGCGTAGCAGATTTAAATGAAAATGGTGTTGATTGGAGAGGTAAAGATGGAAACCTAACTGGAGATGTTCGTCCATATTCAGAAATGGATATGAAAAACATACTTGCAGGTTTTCGTATGCAAGACCCAGATACTCACAGAAGAAGATTCTCTGAATGGGTTGAAACAACTCCAATGCGTCGTGGAGATTATCAACTAGCAAAAGAATTAGAAAATTATTATATACAAGGATTCAACAAGGGTGGACAGATTCCACAAACTCAAAAATTTGCTTTTGGTGGAATGGCTCAATCATTAAAAAATAAAATAGGAGATTTAAGAACTTATCTCAACTTAAGACATGGAGCAGCCCCAGGAGTTGAAAGAATTCCATTAGATCCATTGAGCCAATCTGCAAGGGATCAGCAAAGAAATGAAGACATCTATGGTCCAGGAATCTATCATTCAGATAGATATGATACTCCTCAAACGTATGCAGGAATTCCTCGTCCAGACGGTTCTTATGTATACAAGGGTTCTAGTGAACTTGGAAGGATGTATTCTGTAAGTGATGTTCCTGGAACTATTTATAGAACGTCTAGAAACCCTAGGGCATTGCTTGATTTTGCTAAAGGAAAAGGATTTATTCATATAGACGATATACCAGATATTTTTGGATCTCTTGAACAACAAAACTTAGAACTTAGAAAAATGGGGTATTCGGGAATAATAGTTCCAGACGCTGGAGCAAGGGGAGAAAATTTTATAGTCGATCTTGTATCAGGAACTCAATCATATAATGCATTAACAAAAACCAATCCTAACAAACCATTCAGACAAAGTGAAATGGAAAGGATGATGGCAGAAAGACAAAAAAACACTCAAAGGAAAAACACTGGTGGTCCAATATTTGAGTCACAAAGTAAAATAGTTCCAGGTGTTGGTAGCACAGATACAGTGCCTGCAATGCTTACCCCCGGTGAATTTGTAATTAACAAACAATCTACAAGAGAGAATCTTCCCTTGCTTCATGCTATTAATGATGGGCAAGTGCTTAATAGAAACAAGGGTGGGCAAATTCCCGGTATGCAATATTTTGCAACACCAAATCCTCAAAGAATAGTGCAACCTTTAAGTGCAGACTGGAGAAGTAAATTAAAATTAAGACAATTTCCTCAAACTTATGATGACTTTAGAACTACACCAAATATTCTTGAAACAATATATGCAGTATTAAAGAATCCCTTTATGTCAAAAATAGCAAAAGAATCTGCCGGAAGAAGAAGGGGTCTAACGAGATCAATATTTGATTATGTTCATAATCCTGGTCAATTAGATGAAAGAAAAATAGGCGATTCACTTCGTTGGTTTGCACAGCAATCACCAGATCTACCTCTTGGTATTCCACTGGAATCAATGACATATGGAAGAAACCTGTACAGGGGTACTAGCGTTGAAGACGGAATG